CGTAACATTCCCAGCATTTGGCGAATATGCCCAAATAACCGAAGTAGCTGCAAGCGCAGATATTTCACAACCAACAGAAAGCGAGGAAACTCTCGTGTCAAACGAAGTTACCCCAGAAGTAAAAGAAGAAGTTGCAGCTGAAGTTGCAGCTCCTGTTGTTGAAGCCCAAGAACGCAATTTGCGTCCTGCAATCTTCACAGCACCACGTATTGAAATCTCTAAAGCAAAATACTTAGAGAACTCATTAAAAGCCCAATTCCTTGGCAACGAAGATGCACGCCAATACGTTTTGGCAGCAGATAACACCACCGACAACGCTGGTCTTATCCCAACACCACAAACAACTGAAGTAATTAACGGCGTATCAAACGCTGATAGAGGATTTATTGATGCCCTATCTCGTGCGACTTTGCCTGTTAGTGGTATGTCTTTTGAAATTCCAAAAATTACAGTTGCTCCAACAGTTGCTCAAACCAACGAAGAAGCAGCACCAAGCGAAACAGATCAAAACTCTGCATTCGTCACAGTATCTGTAAAGAAATTTGCTGGACAACAAACATTTTCAGTAGAATTGTTAGATCGTTCATCACCAGCATTTTTCAACGAACTTGTTCGTCAAATGGAATTCGCATACGCAAAAGCCACAGATGCTTATGCAGTATCTATTGCAAGTTCAACTGCTACAGCTTCAACAGCTAAAGCAGGAAACACAGCAGCAAATTACCTAGAATTCTTTGCTAATGCTGCAGCAGGTGTTTATGCAGGTTCCTTAGGATTTGCACGTAACCTTGTTGTATCTCCAGGACAATGGGGTGCATTAATGGGATTAAACGACGCAGGTCGCCCAATCTACGTTGCATCACAACCACAAAACGCTGCAGGTGCATTAGCTCCAACAGCTTTGACAGGAAACGTTGCAGGATTAAACCTTTACGTTTCTCGTTCACTATCTGGAACTGGCGACGGCTCTATGTACGTCATCAACCCAGACGCTTTAACTTGGTATGAAAGCCCACGTTTACAACTTTCATCTAACGTTATTGCAAATGGTCAAATTTCTGTTATGTACTACGGATACGGCGCAGTTGCTGCGAAGCTTCCTGGTGGATACACAGCTAACGACAACGCATAACTAAATAAACGTGAGAGGCTAGTCTCGCCCCTGTGGCTAGCCTCTTACCCTAGAAAGGAAATGAAATGCCAGTACTTGTAACAGCAGCTCAGTTAAGAGCTGTACTTGGTGTTTCATCATCTCTTTATAACGACGCAGCTCTTGAAGCAATCATTGACACAGCAGAAGATTCTATTGGTGATTTTTTGATTCAATGGAAAGTTAATATAGATAAACACTATTCAGAAAAAGCAACTGAAACAACTATTCACACAACAAGACCACACAAATTTTATGAAACACAAACAGTTGCCATATCAGGTGTTGAAGCACACGTAAACGGCAACAAAACAATATCTGCCATAGTTGATGATTACACTTTCAGAATTACAACAACAAGCGCACCAGTACATAAAGATTACAGATTTGTTATTCCTAATGGTATAGCGGCTGAAAATGATTTATCACAATACAACGGCGTAGCAGCAATAGAAGAAGCTGTGCTACAAATATCTGTTGACGTATTTCAATCAAGACTTTCAGTATCAGGAACTGCCCAAGCCCTAGACTTTACCCCAGCCCCATATCGTATGGGTCGCACACTTTTGTACAAAATAACAGGTTTAATTTCAAAATATATAGACTCTAATAGTCAAGTAGGTTAACCTATGGCTTTATCAGATCTTAGGAACACACTTAAAACAGCAATCACATCAAACTCAAATTATACAGCTTATGATCACGTCCCAGAAATCATAATTCCACCAGCAGCTTTAATTCTTGCCTCAGACCCATATCTTGAACCAATGGTTATAGGTAACGGCAAAAATTATTACGTAAGACTAACCTTAGAAGTGGTCAGCACTACGTACTCAAATCCAAGCGCATTAAAAAACTTGGAAGATGATATAGAAACCATTCTAGGACTTATTCCGTTAACCTTTATTGTGTTATCAATAAGTAGCCCTAGAATTAGAGCAACTAATAGTACAGATCTATTAGCTGCTGAAATCCAACTACAAACAGCCTACACAGGCTAAGAAAGGCAATAATGACAACAACAATTTTAAGTGGTCGTTCTCTAACCCTAACAATTGCTACGATCAATTATTCAAGCCAAATTTTAGATTCTGCTATTAACTTTGATACAGAACGCCTAACTTTTGACACACTTGCAGGCAAAGCCTACAAATATATTGACAGCAACGTTACTTTAGATATCACATTCTTAAATGACGCAGGTAAAACAACACCAGTAGGAAGTCTTTACAAAGCACTTTGGGACGCAACAGAATCAGCCCCAGATACAGCACTTGCTTTTGTTATGACACTTACAACAGGTGTAACTTTAACTGGAACAGTATTACCACAATACCCGGGTATTTCTGCTTCAGGTGCAGATGCACAAACTTGTACAGTATCATTACAAGTTGTAGGAATACCAACAGAAGACCTAACAGTCGCTTAACACAAACCAAAGAACAGGGGCATCAAAAATGCTTAAGTTACAAATATCGTGGGAATTAGAAACAGGTGAAAAGTTTGATGAGTGGACAAGACCTATCGAACTTGCTATGGCAGAAAAAGAACTATATAACAATAAATCAATTGTTAAAGTTCTTATGGAAGAAAGCACGCCAAGCAATTCATTACTTTTATTCCTTGGTCACAAAATTCAACAACGTGTCACAAAGAAGATTGAAAGTTTTGACACTTGGAAAAACAAAGTCGTCTCTATTGCAGCTTCTGATTTTGAGACAGCAAATTTTACCAAGCCCGAAGTATTGGGCGAACAGCAATAGAATTAGCAATAGCAACTGGGATAACACCCGACTATTGGCTCAATGCAGAACCCGAAATATGGGCTACAGCAATCAACGTATTGAACGAGCGCAATAATGGCTAAAGCAATTCAATTAGTTAAAGTTGATAAAGACTATCGTGGTTTGTTACGTGCGTTTGGCAAAATGGACGACGTTGCTAAAACAGATATGAAAAAGATTGCTAGTGCTTTGGCTGAACGTGGTGCTAATTATGCTAAAGGTGCAGCTAGTCGCGCACCATATAACGTGCGTCAAGCAATAGCAGTAGCAGATTCTATTAAAATATCTAGATCAGATAAAGCCCCAAGTTTTAGTGTTGGTGGTCGTGCCAAAGTTGGCTCTAGTGCTTTTAGTGCTGGATATGTGATAATGGGTAATGAGTTTGGTTCTAAGGACTATAAACAGTTCCCACGTCGCTCACCTAGCAAAGGTAGAGGTAATCGTGGTTGGTGGTTATATCCTGCTATGGCTAGATTTCAACCAACTATTGCAAAAGAATGGTTAGCAGGTTATGAACTTATTAGAAACGCTTGGACAAAGAGGATTTAATGGCTGATATTAGGACACTTAAATTAGCGTTACTTGCTGACACAAAACAATTCATAGACGGACTTGATAAAGCCGATAAAGAGACAAGAAGTTTTAGCGATAAACTTGGTGGCGCATTAAAGGCAGGTGCTTTGGCTTTTGCAGCCGTTGGCGCAGCTGCAGGTGCTATGGCTATCAAGATAGGTATTGATGCTGTTAAAGCAGCTATAGAAGACGAAAAGGCTATGAAAAGCCTTGCCCAAACATTAAAGAACACAACTAAAGCCACAGACGCACAGATAGCAGCTACAGAAGATTTTATTGACAAAACAGCAAGAGCTACAGGTGTTGCAGACGACCAATTACGTCCAAGTCTTGACAGACTTGTTAGATCAACACAAGACATAACTAAAGCCCAAAAACTACAAACATTAGCCCTTGACATATCTGCTGGTACAGGTAAAGACCTTGCCACAGTTACAGAGGCACTTGGTAAAGCCTATGACGGCAACCTTGGCGCATTAAAACGTATTGGTGTTCCACTTGATGAAAACATTATTAAATCTAAAGATTTTGATAAAGCAGTTATTGCATTATCTGAAACTTTTGCAGGTCAAGCAGACGTTGCAGCTAACACTTTTGCTGGTCGTATGGCTCGTATTAAAATTGCTCTTGATGAAGCCAAGGAAAGTTTAGGTCAAGCACTTTTACCTATACTTGAAAAGTTTGCACGCTTTGCAACAGATACTCTTGCACCTGCTTTACAAGGACTTGTTGACGGACTTATTGGTAAAAAGAAATCTGTAGTGCCGTCTCTTGGAATGTTTAAGGAAGCAACTAACGAAGGTGAAGACGCAGGTTATAGTCTTGGTGTTGCTTTACGTGACCTTGGTTCAGGACTTGGTTCATTAGCAGGAGCATTTGACAGTAATACCTCAAGTGATTCAGGTTTTGTAAGATTTATTAACTTACTAACACGTATGGTTGAAGGTTTAGATTCTTTGTTTGCCAAACTTGACGCAGCTGTACAAAGGTTTAGAGATTTCAAACAGGCATTTGATGATTCACTAATAGGACAATTTGCAAGTGCTACAGGACAATTTGCACCCGAGGCTTCTTTTGGTGATAAAGCAAAAGGTCTAGTAGGAATTAACACAAACAAACCAACAGTCATTATTAACAACAACGTTAAAGGTGCAATAGATCCACAAGGCACAGCTAGAACAATTACAAAAGTACAAAACACAGCGTTAAAGACGACAGGAATAAAGCCATTTAACTTTGGGTTTAGATAACCAATGACGATTTACACACCTACATTTAAGATACGTATTGCTGGCGTTGAATACACCAATGAGGTTTTAAGTAACGCAACTATCACAGCAGGACGTAACGACTTTTTTGAACCAACACAACCTGGCTATTGCAATCTTGAACTAATTAACTTATCTGGCACAAGCCCAGCAATTAACTTATTAGACGTAGTAAATATTCAAGTTAAAGACACAAATAATGTGTTTGTTGATTTGTTTACAGGTGAAGTTTCAAGTGTTCAAAACACTCTTGAAGGTGCTGGGGCAAACGATCAGTATGCAAACACAGTACAAGTGCAGGCTATAGGTTTTCTTGGTCTACTTGTTAAACGTTACGCAGGTGCAGTATCTTACCCACAAGAATTTGACGGACAACGCATTGAACGAATATTAGAGGAAACACTTTACACAGCTTGGGAAGACCTAAGTAATTTAACTACTTGGAACGATTTACCAGCACTTGAAACTTGGCAAGACTATGGTGTGCAAGGCATAGACATTATTGACAACGGACGCTACGAAGTGCTAGCACGATCAGCACAAGTTGAACAAGCTAATGAAATAACAGATGTTACAGCCACAACAGGACTGGGCTACCTTTACGAAACTGGGGACGGACTTATTGGTTATGCAGATGCTGAAAGACGTTCAACTAACTATGGAACCAACACTATAGCCGTTGACGCTGACATTCTTTCAAGCGCAGGTTTTACCACACGTTTACAAACAGCAGATATTATTAACAGCGTAGTCATTCAATACAACGATCCAGTTGCCGAAGAAGCAGCTGAGAATGACACAAGCATAGACACTTATGGTTTGTTGCAACAAATTGTGCCAACCATTTTAGCTGAACAACTAGACGCACAGGAACAAGCTGCTAGAACAGTTGCCCTTAGAGGCTTACCTAAAGTGTCTTTAGATTCTGTTTCATTAAACTTATCTAACCCGAACATAACTGATGCTGTACGTAATTCATTACTTGGTGTTTCAATGGACACACTTATTGCCATTACTAACATTCCAACAGGCATAATTACCTCAGGAGTGTTTGAAGGTTTTTGTGAAGGCTGGA